ATCATTACGGCTCATAGCAGCACCACCTGTAATTTCCTCATCATATCCACGACCACGGAATTTAGCATAAGCACTAGAAGCAGCAGATCGGCACTTGTCAGGATGAGTCTTACAATAATCGACTGCTTTTTCTGCTGCGGCAATTGCTGTAGTCTTGACAAGATTTCCAATTGATGTGAAAATAGAACCTCCATTAATATTTGATGCATTAATCATTCCCGAATAGTCACGGAATGGATTTTCAACATATGATACATCCTGAGTGCTTGGTCGAATATCAAGCGAGTCATATTGGCCACTACCTCCAGATGAAATATCCTCGTAACTTTGAGGCACATATCTAAGAATTACAAGTTCTGGATCTCCAGCCCCGCTACTTTCTCCAGCGACAGCATCGCTAGGTACAGCAATTTCTGCAGGATTAAATACCGTAATTGTTCCGCTAAGAAGATAACCCGCACCTTGAGCGCTTGTAACACCTGGACTTTCCATAATATCTTTTCCTGATGCTAGATCAAGTTGAGGGCTTAAAACAAGAAAACCTCCACCGCATGGCGCAGCTGTGCTATCAAATGCTTCAGTTGATATTGCTGGAAGTTTTCCTCCAGAATAAGCACCTGTCCACTGGCTAAAATCCATACTAAGACCGTTTCGTTGAGAAATATTATAAAGAGTCTTCATTTGACCGCCAAATAAAACACCGCCTGTAGTAACGCTTGCGGCAGCAACAGACAAAACGTTATTGTTAATGTAGTTTAGATTACATCCAACAATTGGCAAATAGAAATCTGGCTGAAAGCATGTTTTCATGGCATTAGCAGGTCGAACAGCTAGAATAAGCAATTCAGGCTGTGTGGGCAGTGCCAATTGAGAAATGCTAAGTACTTGTGTTGTTCTAGACGCAATTGTTGTTCCTTGGAAAGTTTGAGTGTTATAATCGATTTTAAAGCTTGGATAACATTGAGGACCCAAACTACTAATGCGATCACTAATATCAATAGTCTGATAGCACCAATAAAGATTTGATTGATTAGTAGGAGTAGCAAAAGAAACTGAAGTTACACTAGCAGTCTGTACAGGATCAAATGAGAACATTTGGGTTAAATCAGTTCCTGTAGAAATATTAATCTGCATAGCTCCAGCACGAACGAAAGCCTGCTTATCATCATTATTACTAATGAAGGGACCCAACCAAAATGGTTCCCAAATGTCAAAGGAAATTTTAATAGTTGTTGCCTGTCCTGCTTCTCCTGCAGGAGTGACGGCTGTAATTGTTAATTGATTAAGACGAGTATTAGGATTTTGTCCCAGTGTTTGGCTATACCATGCGCCTAGAACATTTTTAGGTGATCCGAAAAAGTCTGCATATTGTGTGCAGTTATCATTTGTAAGAGCACCTCCTGAATTGTATGACCAATCAACAAAATTTGATCGTCGAATTCGAGTTAAAATATCAATATAATTATTAATATTACCCCAAGAAACGTTCTTCGAACCAAGAACCATAGTTACATTTTGAATAATTCGATAAATTGGGCTGCTATTTAGCGCAAAGCCTCCATAAGTAATTCCATTAACACCTGCTCCATCAGCGGCTCCAACAACTACAAGAGTTGCTGTGCCATTCCAGTTTAGTTCACTTGCTCGAATAAGACCCTGTGATTCTGGAATTTGTGTACTAATATTAGTAGCCCCTGGAAAGTTAGTGAACTGAGTATTAAAACAATTAATCTTACTACCTCCGACAAGGCATATGTCTTGCTTCTTTAGCTTAAAGTCCTTACGACGATCGGTCAAAATAACAGTTGGTAGATTCCCTGCCATGCTTAGCTTAAAGTGATATATATTTATAAAAAAAATAAATAATTACAATAATAAATTATTGTTTAAGTTTAGAAAATTTTAATAATTGAGTCTCCTCTTTTAATTGATCAATTATTGAATATGAATTACTATTAAATAAATTCTTTTTAAAGAAACCAAGCTTAATAACGCAATTAGTCTGAGGATATAGCATCAATGGCGCAACTGATCCATCTAAAAGGCTAAATTGAACACCTAAAGTAAATGAATAAAGAGCGCCACTGCCAAAAATAGACGCAAAACGATAAGTATCTTGTTTATTATAAAATAATGGACTTCCGAATGATTGAATATTAGAATAATCAGGAGAAATATCAAATAAAATCGGACTGGATGGATTAAGTGGAGAAACTAAACTAGATAAGTTTTTCATACTTGTTTGTCCGTAATTTTGATTAACAGGCAAAATACTTTCAAAATTAATAGGAAGATTTGTAATAATTTGTATCGAATCTATCACTGAAAAATAGGCTGGATCAAAAGAAAATGGATATAATTGAATTTGATTATCAACTACATTATTATAGCCTGGAATCATAGTGAAGAAATTATCCATACCGTTAGGATCATTGCTTGCAGCCTTTAAATAATCAAAATTAGTAAATAATGGCGCAGCCTCATTGTTAAACCAAATAAAAATCGGATTCAAATTATTTATGTTATAATATGCTTCTTGAGCTTGAATAAATAGACTTTGACGTTGAAAATCAAAATAAATAGTTGGTGCTTGAACGTCTGGAAGTCCTCCTGCTGCGGTTGCAAGTTGAGTGAATGCTTGGGCAAGAGCGCGATTTAAATTGCTTGCCACTTGACTAAATGAATAATTAAAATAATATGGATTGCTAGCTTGAAGCGATGTAGTGACAGTACCTGTATTAGCGATAGCATTTAGATTAACTGGATACCAAGTTACATTTACTTGACCACTAGAAAAACCATTATAAGTTAGAGTAAAAGAATAAATCATTTGATTTTGGCTATAATCAGATCCAACAACAAGACTAGCGATTTGTAGTGGAATCGCAAAAGCGCTAATAGACATTCTAACGACCGAGCAGTAAAAATCTTGAATTCTATTTAAAATAACACTTTGACGATTAACAATTATGTTTGCTGGCTGCGGATCATTATTTCCTGGAGTTTGATTTGTATAATTAATGGGAACCGTCACATATTGTTGATCTGGATCTACTGTATTTTCTAGCTTAGACATAACTTTTAGTAGGCTGAATATATAATAGCGATAAATTAAATTTCGCACCAATTAGATAAAAAATAATATAAAAATTACACCCGAACGGTGCGAAATTCGACTTGTCGGATTCTCGCTATTTATAGAACTTTATTTTGCGGATATCGCATTCAAAATCATTAAACGCATTTTCAGTTAGAATTGTCACTAATTCATCAGGCGAGTATTTAGTAGAGTGCATAAATTTATTATATTCTTTATTGTTAAAATCTCTTAGCCATATACGAACTATTACATGTCTACCGCATGTTGTGGAATTTTTGCTTTGTTGGCGATATTCATTATAATCTAAAAATTTATATCTTGAATTTTTCATAAGTTCGGCTAAAAATGCGTGTGTTTCATTCATTTGAATTAATATTTCTTCATCTACATATTTTAATCGGTCTGGATCATCTGGCATCATAGCGTAGGAATCGAAAAAACATAAAGTTTTGTTTCTAACAAAAATACAAGTCCAATGTCCATAATTCTTTTTTGTTTGGTATAATATAACTGCAGCGCCTGTTGGATACAAAATATCATCAATATTAGAAACTTTAAAAAGACTAGAATATGTAACTATCTGAATTTCCGGCAAAAGTTTAACTATTTCATCTCCTGAAAGCGACCTATTTATCGGGTCTTCGGCGAGAATCTGCGGGTGCAGATTTCGCACCTGCGATATTTCGCAAGACATGCTATATATGCCGAGAATCCGACAATTCGAATTTCGCTTTTATTCGTGTACTTTACTAATAAATGGTGGACAAATTTGAGATTCTAATGTCATAGGTTCTTGTCCTGTTATCATCATGTCTGAACAATTGCTTAAAAATACATATTGACCGCGTGGGCGATCTGCAAATCTAGACTTAAAGCCAAAAGTTCCAAATTCTATAAATTCATCATCATTAAGTCTCATCGCCTGATACTCAACATTATCCATTAGAAAGAATAATAAACATGTTTCTAATCCTTCAAATTCTGTTCCATCATCACCTAGAATAATAAAAACTAATCTTACTAACATCATTTGCTTATGTGTTTTAGTATCGAAAGAATGACTCTTTGCCTCAAACTCGTTAATCTTAACCCTAAGTATGCCTTCCATTAGATAGTATATAATAGTAAAATAATTTTAATTTATTTATTATATATTTAACACGTCCGAAGACTCGACGAGGGGTCAAAATGACAGAGAACATTGAAGCTAGCGCGAGCCGATACGATTTAATGATAGAAGAAGGAGATGAACTTTATAATAACGTTAAGTATATGAAGGATGAAATTAAAGATCGATTTTTCGTAGATGTTGAAAAAATAATAATTTTTATAAAATATGATCCATTCCATATTGTGATTAAGTTTGATAACTTTGAATGCATTAAGTGGAAACGTGATAATTTTAATACTCAGCAATCGCTGCTTGTTTATTGCGATCAGTCAAACGGATTTTTAGTGGCGCTAGGCGAATTTTATAAAGAA